TTATGATGTAAATAATATTCTCCATGTGTTAGGACCCACGATTCCATCAGCTCCTATATATTTATCTGTTTGTAACCTAAGAACTGCATCATAAGTACCTTGTCCAAAAGCTCCGTCAGCTCCCCATTTTCCTACGCTGTATCCAATATTTATAAGCTTCTCTTGTATAAGTTTCGTTAAATTTCCCCTTGCTCCTTTCTTTACTAAAACAGTTGCCTTTTGTGTATTTGGTCCATAATAGCCATCCTCATTTAATCCTGATCCAAATTGTATATTAAGTTCTCTTTGCACTTTTTTTATCCATTCTCTGTAATTAAAAACCAATTTATTATTTTTTAAATTACCCTTAAATTTCTCTAAAGGAAAGTTGACTCCTGGGCAATCTGTACTATAGTAATCCCCATGCCCTCCTATCTCTGTAATTCCATATTTGTTTTTAAGATAGATTACGAGTTCCATAGCAGCATTGAATTGTTCTTCAGGCATATTATCAACCATATAATTACCCTCTAAACACACGCTTATACTAACTGCATTTTGTCCTGGACAATGAGCTCCTATTGACCACTCTGGTCTTCCTCTGTAAATTGAACCGCCTTTTCTTACATAGAAATGATAGCCTATACCACTCCATTTAAATTGGTTCTTGTGTAGGTCATGTAATCTTTCTATAGTCCACCCATTGCATTCTGGATGGTGTAAAATTATTTTATTAGTTATCCCTCTTTTACTTAAGCTCCCAAACGATAGATTGCTTTCTATTATATTCATACTATCTACTCCCTTACATTTATATTTTTAGAACTTTGTCCGAAATAGAATCCTATTACTATTAATAAGATGTTAGTAAATGATTCTGTTATGGACCCACTATATAAAGTTAATGCACAAAAAGTAAGAGTTAAAAGTAATGCGATAATACTTTTAACTCTTAATAAGTTGGCCACTCTATCTTTAATTGTTAGTTTCATAATTACCTCCTATTTGAATATCTTGTTTTTAATTTCTTCTACATCTTTTTTTATATCTTCTACTACCCCAAACTTATCAGCTAGTTTATTTATAGTAGTTTGATAATTCTTTTCTCTTTCCCCAGTTGTTTTAAGTACATATAACAGTAAAAATACAAAAAGCCCATAGCCCAATCCTTGGCTAAGAGCTCTAGTTATTAATTCATCCATTCTACACCTCTTTATAATATATCTACGCCCATTGCTTCTGCTTTTTCTTCACAGTATTCCTTAAATTCAGATACCTTCTTCTTACAGAAAGTTTTATTAAGTTTATACAACTCTTGATTAACTATATCAAAAGTATATTGAATACCATTTATAGTAACAGTACATAACATCCTTAAAATAACATAGTCATTGCCAGTTACATCCTTTCCAGTAACCTCATTCTCAAAAGTTGTATAAAAGTTGTTCTTTGAATCTAACATAAATAAAATTCCTCCTTAATTTTTATATACTAAAAAAGCATAGTCAAATGACTACACCTCATTTTATTTCTCATATCTAACCCACAATTCAGCTTCTGCTTCGCAAATAACGTAACTTCCATTTGCAATAACTAAACCTTGAATTGCTCCACTCTTTAAATCATTAGCAACCTGCATAGGTAGGGACAACCATTTTTGTTCTCCCCATGCTAAAGAACCTATATAACCATAATCTTTTCCAAGGTCTGAACCTCCTTGAGAAGTATAACCATGACCATATAAATGTATATTCTCTCCTGCACTAGAACCTCCAGCGTTCCTTCTTCTAAGCCTTAATTGAACAGCTTGAATATTAGCCCCTGAAAGTTTACTTCTGATGTCTGCTGAATTGAAATACATGAATCCTCTGTGATTTCCTTGTCCCCATGAACCTTGGTAGATATAGTTGTTGTCACTTCTCCAACCCCAGTTATCTCTCCATGACTTGGTTGAAGTAGCTTTCCAATAGTTTTCATGTATACTCACAGGTGGTTTTGGAGTAGTAACAAAGTTACTCTCATAACCTTCATAATGACCACCACCATGAAGGAAAATCCCTCCACCATCTACCCAAACCTTTCCATCCCTCGGGTGTGGTGATGGTACTCCAACAGTATAATTAGAATCTGATGAACTTATCTGTATGATTCCACCATCCAGTGCTGACATGGATGCTCTATTGTTTGAACCTCTGCAATTTTGGATAACTACCCTTGACCTATCAGTGGCAGTTATAGCAAAAGCCCAAGGATAAGTTGTGCAACCATTTATGTCACACAAATCTACAGTTACACAAGAACCATTGATTGCATAAACACCATTTCCCCCATTATTCAATATTCTTAAGTTCTTAACTCTTACATCAGGACTTCCAGCAACTTCTACAGCTGAAGTATCCTTAACTCCATTTTGGATTAATGCTCCACCAGTGTCAGCCCAGTTGGTTCTGTGTCCATCTAGGCTTACAACACAAGTACAGCCATATACTTTTATATGCCCTTTAAGAACAGTACTCCTATCAAGGTCCACAAATATTGCATGTCTGCCAAAATAATTTTCAATTTTGACATCTTCCTTTATTTCTCCATAGCAATATAAGTAAACATGACCCTCAAGTATTTTAGGGGTTCTTCTAAGGGCTTCACTAACTGATTTTAAAGGTTTTTCTTTAGTACCAGCATTGAAGTCATCACCAGCTGAGCCATTAATGTACCAGGTAACATCTCCTTTTTGTATAGTGTAAATGTTATTGGCTGTAACAGTATCAACAGTAAGTTCAGTAAGTCCACTTTTTTCAGCTAAAGAACCAATGACCTCATTTTGACTATTGTATATCCTGAAGCCATCAGCATTTAAAGTTGAGTATGTACCTACTTTTGTATGAGTAACTGTAATACCTTCAGAATCTATAGAGGTTACTCCCTCATATGATTCACTTGGATGAGGTGTCCATCCTGTACTCACAGCTCCTTCTTGAAACATTAACTTACTAGTCCAAACAAGCCCATTTCTTTGCACCCATGTTCTAGCATTTCCCTTCACTGAATTTGCTGGTGCTTCCATGTTTACAGTAAGTGTTTGCCACATATTAAGCCTTGACTTATCTGCTACAGCCCCAGCAGTCTTTATTCTCTTATTAGTACTGTCCCACCATTGTATTTCTAAGTATATATTTTGGTCTAATCCATGATTGCTAGGAATAAATACTTCTACACTTGCAGTATAGGTTTTACCAGCGACCACTTCTACTGGAACAGGGTTCTCCCCCCTCCACTGGTCAGCAGTATGTCCTTTCTGCTCATTCTTCCAAGAGAAACATTCTCCATTCTTTTTAGATGTGTCTACAGTAACCCCAACAGCTGGATTATGAAAGGCTTTATCATTCTTTAGGGCTGTGTTTTTTAGTAGATTATATCCACCTATAGAATTAAACTTGGCTGTAATTGAATCCTCAGTCTGTGTTAATTCAGATTTAGTTGCATAGGACTTTAATTGATCTTTATCAGCTTTACTGGTTTGTAATTGGCTAACTGTTGAAAAAATTTTCCCTTGTTCAAGCTTAATTTCAGATAGACTGTTATTGGTGTTAGTCTCTACCTTATTTATCTCTCCGTAAATATCTTCTGGTGCTGGGCTCCAGTCTGTAAACTTGTCACCTATTTCCAACTTAGGTCTACCCACTGCTAAGTAATCTCCAGCACATTGAATGTAGATACTATTGTCCCTAACCTTTATTATTTCTTTATCTGCAAAAACAAAAGTACTTTTTATTCTTTTCTTAACATTCTCTCCATCAGAAACGCTCCACCAAGCACCATAATAGCTTTTAGTCCCATCTTTCCAAGTGATTTCTGTTTCTTGCCCAATTCTATTATATTTCCCAGTAACCCTCTTACCATTTCTTATTTCTATATCTACACTTACGGTTACTTTTTTACCCCTCAAAGAATTAGCACTGTCTAAAGACATAGTCCCTAATGTCATATAAGCATGATCGCCATTATGATTAGTTTTAACTAAGCACTTATCAGTATCTATGTAATAGTTCATACCTCCAATTTGAAGATCGTTAATTTTAGTATCAACTTCTTCTGATGAAACCTTTAAGTTTACTTGATTTTTTAAAATATTGACCTCTGATTGAGTACTATTTATTCTTTGATTTACAGTAGTTATTTTACCCTCTGTATATTGATTTACAGCATACTCTAAATCCTCTGGTGCTGGAGCCCAAGATGGCACATTATTACCTCGTACTAGCATTACTTGTGATATATAAACTTTACCATTAAGACCTAAGGCTCCATGTAATAAAACACTCTTGTTATAATCTGCATTAATTTTACTTTGTGATGTCATATAAATCCATCTATCCCTAGGAACATCAACTGGTATTGTTATTTTACAAAAATCTATGAACTTTGTATCATTACTACATCTTAGAAATAGCTCACTTTCTACATCCATTTTTATTTCACTTGACACAAATATCATTGCTCCTAGTGAATATTCTTCATCTTTTGATACCTTAGGTAGAGGCTCTAATGCATTAGTTACTATAAACCTTGGTGCCCCTTCTTCTGCTCCAATTCTTTGAAAAAATATAGCGGCATTACCGTTATAGCCCCCACTAGAATATTTAGTGTTATCACTCCAAAAAGAATTACTTCCTAAGTTTCCACTAGAATTCTTAACAAGGTTTCTACCACCTATTTGTATTTCACTAATCTTTTTATCAACTTCTGTACCGGATACTTTAAGATTAATTTGATCTTTTAGTAACCCTAACTCCGTTGTATTCTTATTTAGAGAAGTGTTTACTCCCTCCATATCTTTGTTATATTTCTGCATATCAATCTTTAGATTTATCCTATTGTCCATAGCTTGTATCTGAGACTTTTGAGTTACTAGTTCGTTCCCTTGTGCTGTAATAGTATTTTGTTGTGTAGATAATTCAACATCTAATGTCCTATCACCTATTTGTACTTTTGTACCTTTAATATTTTCAGTAGCTCCATTAACTTCTCTCACTATAGAATTCTTATCAAATTTTTTAGCATCCAAAGAATTATCTCTTACTTTACCATACCCCTCGGTAAAACCTTCATCAGTTAAACCCTCTTGATTAATTAATGTAGCTTTACCATCTTTTCCTCTTAAAATTAAACTAGAGTTATTATCCTCATCTACTCCTAACATAATTCTTTCATATAATTTTTCATCTTTATCACTATCTAAAATCTGAAGCTTATTGCCTGTTATTCTAAACCTTCCATTAGGTCCTGATATTGTTACTAGACTAGTATCTACTGTACCACTTTGTATTTTATTAGCACTTAAAGAGCTAATTTGTCCATCTCCTATAGCCCCTTGTGCTATTATCCCACTTCCAGCAGTTATAGCTCCAGTTGCTATATTCTTTGCTGTTATATTTCCAGCTAAAACATATTCTATGGATGCTGTATTAGCTTCCAAAACTTTTACCTTAGCATTTGAAGCCTCCAATTGCTCTATTGTAGCAAATGTTGTAGATAACTTTTCTATTTTTGCATTAGTTACATTTAAGTCATCTATGTTTGCTTTATTAGCAATAATCTCCCCAAATTCACCTTTTACTGCCTTAATAACATTTGTTTGTATTGTATCTACATCAATATTCAAGTTTTCTATTTTATTACCATCTACAAGACCACTATCAGTAGTTATGTTCTCAACTACTTCAGTAGTTTCTTGTAACTCTTTCTGTATATCTTCAAACTTCAATACTGAATTAGCAATTTCACAGGTGTTTCTATCTGGTTCATCTGGATATTTAACTATCTTAACAATTCTCTGTTTTTCTCCAATTTCTTTTTCTGGATCTAATATATATACTATATCCCCTATATGATAATCTAAAAAGTTATATTCATTACTTAAATTTGATACATCTATTATCTCCACCTTATAAGCCCTATATGGTACTGAAAGTTCATTTAACTTTTTTAAGGCATCTTCTTTAAGAGAATTTATATCAGTATATCTTTGGTCTTCCCATATTAAAGTTTTAGTCTTATTACTATATTGGTAATTCTCTAAATACTCTTTTCCATTATTTACGGAAGATATTTTAAGTTTATCTTTTCCTATTGGAATTATTCTAGTATAAAAATTATTACTATCACTATCTATCTCTAATCTTCTTAGATTTAATTCTGTTGTAAAATAACATCCTCTATCTTCTCCAATGTCATCTAAGATATCTATTATCTTGTCTAAGGAGTTGTATACTACATAACATCTATAAGTCTTACTTATTTGTCTAAGCACTTCTAAAGCTGTTGTCTTCTCTTTTCTTATAGTTCTCTTCTTACTTACTGTACACTTTCCTATAGTCCATCCTGTTCCTGCTATAGCTAACCTTGCACACGAGTCAGCAGTCTGTTCCTTAGAACTAAACTGTTCTATAGCTTTACCCTCTATATCCTCTAAGTTTAATTCCGCTTGTATCTGCATAACATCAGTCGATTTTTTTATACTCTTAATTACATATTCATGTTCTTCTGTTTGTAAGTATCCTTCTTCCTTTATTAAACTACTTTCATGTAAATATAAAGGGATAGAGAAATCCAATTTACTATCCCCACTAATTTCATATGTTATTTCTAAGTTCTCATAAGAATTCAGTCCATAAATTTTATTGTGATTTTGGTCAAATAAGATTAGCACTCTATCCCTCCTTATAGCCATCTTGGCTTAAAATTAACTTCTACCGTTATATTCTTATTATTCCAACTTAAATTATTTTCCCCTGGTCTTAATTTAGGAAACTCCAATAAGTCTACATCATTAAACTTATTGGAGTCCCCCTCTATGACACTACAATGCTCTCCATCTATAATAACTGGAATATTAGCTTTAATATTCTTAACTTTTATAGGTCTTTTACTAAAACCACTTAAAGTTACCTCTATTATATCTACTTGTGAAATAACCTTAATTCTACATGGAGTATCTAAGTTCCCAGAATTATTAATGATTCCATTTGTAGACTTAGCAAATTGTTTCGATTCTTCTTTGGTACATTTATACCCTTTCCATTTAACATCAATCTCCCAATCCCATGGAGTTATTCTTTGTGGTTCCCCTAAACTAATTAAGTAACACTTATAAGTGAATGTTGGAATGTCATCAAAGTTTAACTTACATTGATCTATCTTAACAGTAAATTTAGATATAACTTTTTCAAAGTCATCATATACTCCACTTTTAATAGTAAAAGTAAATTTACAAGCTATATTTAAAAACTTAATATCCTTATATAAATATGTTGGAATTAAAGCTTTCTTATACCACTCTACTCCTATATCTATAGAAGAAGTTGAAATTACTTTATTAGATAAAATAGCATTACAATCTTTTAAATCAATATCATTTATTAACATATACTAATTACCTCCTTCTAGACATACTAGCTAAATGTGGACTTAATCTCTTTGCTACTAAATACCCATCCATGCTTACATCCCCTAAACCAGTATCATTTATAGCTCTAACAAAACTGTTATATATGAACTCTTCCAATTTCTCGATAGGAATTACAGCTTCTGGACCTGCTTCTCCTCCTACTTGTGCCCTTCCATTCATCATTCCAAACATGGTTGGCTTAGTTAATATTCCACCTTCTGCGTACCAATCTATTCCTATACTTGGCACTCTAGGAGGCATTAAGCTAAATTCTCCATTTATCTTAAAATGCGGTAATTTAACTTTTGGAAATAAGTTAGAAAACCAGCCTTTAACTTTATCTACAAATCCACTAAGCAGACTCTGTGCTTTCTCTATAGGTGTCCATATGGCTGTCTTTATACCATTCCATACCGTTGTTGTAACAGACTTAATACTATTCCATGCCCCTGTTACAGAACTCTTAACCCCATTTACGGCTCCACTTACAACACTCTTAATCCCATTCCAAATTCCACTTATTACACCTTTAATACCATTCCAAATACTTGATGTAATACTTGATATAGTATTCCATACACTGCTTATTATATTTTTAATAGAAGTTATTGCACTACTTATAAAGCCTTTAATTGAATTCCAAATTGAACTTATTACATTACTTATAGAATTTAATATACTTTGTATAAACGTATATATGCTATTCCATATATATGATATTTCATTCCATATACTAGTTACTATTCCTACAATCGTTGACCATATTGTATTCCATATATTTGATATAAAATTTCCTACAGCACTTATTATATTAGATATAAATCCTATACCCGCTTGAACTACGGATTTTATACCTTCCCATATTGGCTCTAAAAACTGCCATAAGAAATTCCATACATATTCCCACAATTGACTAATTATTTGCATTGCAGTTCCGATTACAGCTTCTATTAAAGCCATTCCAGTCTTTACAATAGATTTTATTAGTTCCCAAATAAATTTAAATGGTATTGTTATGACTTCCCATGCAGTAACAAAAAAATCGCATATATCTTGCCATGCAGTACTAAAAAACTCTCCTATGGCATTTACTGATGTTGTGAAAATCTCCTTAATACCATTCCATAAGTTTATAAAAAATTCCTTAATACTATTCCATACAGATACTACAGTTTCTTTAATTCCATTCCATAAATCGCTAAGCCATGGGCCTATCTTATCCCAATTTTTATAAATTAAATAAGCTGCGGCTGCAAATAATCCTATTGCTATACCTGCTAAACCCACTGGACTAGTTAAAAAACTAAACGCAGTCCCAGCCCCTTTTATTATAGGAGTTATAGCTTTAAAGGCTTTAAAGCCTTTAATAAAACTTTTAATTCCTACATCTGCAATCTTTAACTTTGCAGAATTAAGAACAAAACTTGTTATAACTGCTCCAAAAATTATGCCTATGGCTTTTATAGCTGTTTCATGCTCTTTTAGAAAATTTGTAAACTCTTTAAATTTATTGCTCACATATTCTATTTCATTTGGAAGTGATTGTAATACTTGTGCAAGCTTATTAAAAGCATCTACTAAAATTCCATTCTGCATTTCTCCAAGTTTTATTAATAAGCCTTCCCAAGCACTTTTTACTCCTGCTATAGCTCCACCAAGTCCACCATCCATAGTGTCTGCCATTTTCTGTGTTTGACCTTCACTTTCAGCTACAGCCTTAGTCATTTTCTCAAATTCTTCTGGGGTAGCATTTACAACTGCTAACATTCCTGACATAGCTTCTTGACCGAATATAGTTGAAGCATATTGAGCTTTCTGAGCATCATTTAACTTGCTAAATTTCCCTCTTAATTCTTGCATAAGAGTATTGAATGGCTTAACTTTACCCGTACTGTCTGTAATGCTAATTCCTAACTCCCTCATTAATTTAGCACTATCTCCAGTAGGGTTAGCAAGTCTTGTTAAAGCACTTCTAAGCGAAGTACCTGCCTGTGATCCTTTTATACCTTTATTAGCCATTAATCCTATAGCAACAGATACATCTTGAAGCTTATACCCTAACGAACCAGCCACTGGCCCTACATACTTAAATGTTTCTCCTAATAATCCTATATCTGTATTAGCCGCTGACGCAGTAGCACTTAAAATATCTGTAAACATTGTTGTGTCTTTTGCTGTCAAACCAAATTGACTTAATCCATCTGCTACTATTCCTGCCGCACTCCCTAAGTCTATGGCATTAGCAGTTGCAAAAGAAAGAACTGGACCTATACCTTCCATTATTTCGCCTGTTTTCCAACCTGCTCTAGCAAGATTCTCCATTCCTTGCCCTGCTTCTGTTGCAGAAAATCTAGTCTTTGCCCCTAATTCCTCTGCTTTTCCTCTTAAGGCTTCATATGCCTTTCCTGTAGCACCACTTACTGCTTGCACCTTTCTCATTTGATCATCATATGTAGAATAAGTGCTTACTATCTTCTTTTCAAAAGCTACTACAGCCCCTACTGCAAAAGCCTTTGCAATTGTTTTGCCTATACCAGAAAATGCTTTTCCTATAACACCTTCTGATTGTTTAGCCTTACCTGTTACACTATCTATACTCTTATTGGCATCTTTATCATTTACAGCAATCTTACCAAACAAGGTGAATAGTTCCATTAATTCACCCCCTTACTTATTTTTTATCCTTCCTAATATTTTTTCTGCTTTTTCAATGCTTTGTTTTTCCTGTGTTTTATCCATCTTTTTATTGCTTGTTTGTTGCTTAGACTGTATTTCATCTTTCCACACTTCAAAATCTTTATCAATCCATTTATGTAGCCATATTTGCCATAAGTCCTCTTCTCTTTGTTCATTTATTAAATAAGAAATAAAATCCGCCAGTTCTTGCATATCCATAGCGGAAAGCAATCCTAACGGATTATTATATCTTCTATATAGTAAATCTTTAAATTTATTCTCTCCTATTGAAAAGATGAGAATATAAGCTTGAAAAAACTCTTTAATTCCTCCTTCTTAAAGAAATCCATAATTAGAGTGTTATATTGTAGGAAATCTAATTCTTCTACTTCCTCAGTTTTCAAGTCACACAAATTTGATAGCAACTGGTTTATTTCTTTCTGTGCATTAGATAAATTCATCATAACTATATCAGCTATATCTAACATTATTTCAACACCTATAGTTTGATAATCCTTTTCTGTTTTCTTTTCCTTGCTAAAATTACCTTGTTTCTTTAAAAACTCTTTTATAGCTTCCTTTGCTCCTGTTTTAGACATTATTTTAAGCATTAAAAATGTATCTTGACCGCCTAATTTTCTCATTTCTAAATTTTCCATAATTAAAATTCCTCCTTAAAATAGAAAAGAACCCACATAGTGAGTTCTTTATTATTCTTATATTTCATCAGCCTTGGATTCTTGCTTTACTTCCTTATTTATTGGTGGAAAGTATATTCTAGCTGGTAACTTTCTATTCGCTACCTGTTCGGCTCCTGCATGTGCCTCAAATGTCATTTTTAATACTGCTTCTTCATCATCTTTAGTTTCAACATCCAACCCTGAAGTGCATAAAGCGTTATCTAAAATTACAATAATAGGTTGCTCACTTCCTGTTATCGTTCCAACTAAAGCCAGATTCTCAAAATAGTCACTTTCTTCTAACTTAGACTTTCCTTCAATTACTTTATAACCTTCTGGAGCTTCACCTTCTTTTATATCTCTTATTTCTCCATTAATAGCAAGCCTTATATTCTCTGCTGTAATCTCTTTTATATTAATCTCTAATGTAGCATTAGAGCTTTTAAGAACTTCTTGACCTACAGCCTTAGTAAATACTCCATCAACCTCTATTTGTCTATATTCATTCTCTATGGTTAACTTATTACCATCACTAGTAGCACCTAATAAAGTCCCTTCCCATTCCTTATTTTCTTTATTATATTTAAGATTTTTATATACAGCTCCAGAATCTACCCAATAATGCTGAGGGGTAGATTTAGTGTATCCTGTTCTTTGCAAACCCATATTATTACCTCCAATCTACTTTACAATATATTTGTATCCATCTTCTCTTTATTTGTGGGTTAGTAGTAGGTATTATTTTTCTATTTGACACTTTAAGTTGCAATAATACCGCCTCTGATAATATTCTATTTTTTATAAAATGTTTTCTAATGTCTTCTGTAAGCTGTTCTAATCTCGTAGTATCTCCACCACAATGATCAAATACATCTACATCAACATAAAAACCTTCTCTTGTATTTTCTAGCATTTCACTAGAATAAGAGAAGGTCAAGTATGGATATATTACTTTATCAGATGTGTTTATTTCTAAGTAGCTTTCTTTACATATCTTTTTAAACTCTTTTGTTATTTCCTTTAAAAAAGGTAACATTCTATCACCTTATCTCACTTAAATATTTATTTAATAGTTTAATTAATTCCTGCTTATTTTGCCTATAAGCTGGTCTTAAATAAGGTTTAGGCTTCATCCCTTTGGTAAAGACTGCTTTACCTTCAGTATTAATGTAAACCCATCCACCTTTTCTTCCCTGGCCATTCTCTGCAAATTCTCCTGTACCAAATTCAACATAAATAGCATAATCAGCGTTAGTTCCTATATATGCTTCTAATTTATCAACTACAATTTTATGGTTTATTGATGTTTTCAAATTAGATGTGTCAACTGGTACCAAGGCTTTCGCTTGACCTTGTATTACCAAAGCAACAGCCTTAAGCCATTTTATATTAGCTGTCTTTATAGCTTTTTTACAAGCTTTTGAGTTATCTTTAAAATTACTAGGCATTATATTCACCTATAAACTTAAGATATATTTCTAAATGGTGATTCATAGATAAAGGATCATCAACTAAAGTGATATCATATCTATTATTTTTATTATCTATCATCCACTGTTTGTTGCTTATATCCTCTCTATAATCTGTAATAAGAATATGAGTAGATTCCTGAATAAAAGAATTATTTGTACTTGTTTCATCTCCAGTTAATAAATCTAAAAACCCTTGTATCTTAAATAGTTCAGCTTCTTTTTCGATATTTCCGCCTATTCCATTATCTTTTTTAATAATCCCTTTAACAGAAAAATAAAGTGCTCTTGATGTATCTATTATGACCACCTCAATTTTTTATATTTATCTAGGAATTTTAATAATGCTGATGGATAACCCTCTACACTTTCATTATTTCCCATATCAAAATAGGTAGTAGATACTCTAGCTATAGTTTCTTGTTTAATACCTATCTTATCAGTCATTTTATTATCATATTGAAGTAATTTAATTACTCCTAGCTTTATATCAGAAGGATATATTACTTTAGTTATAAGACAATTACTTCCTTCCTCTTGTATCTCACCCTTAACTTTTATATAAGTTTCAGATACCTCTATGACTTCATGAACTCCATTATTTTGAATACTATCATCTATATCTATGGTATTGCCTTCTCTAAATCCTAAAGTTTTAAAATTAGCTCCTGTTATTGTATTTCCAATATTAAAGACTAGATTAGTATTTACCCTTACCCTAATATCTAAAAATTTATTATTAGTTTTATTTCTTATCATGATTTCTAATGCTTCGAGCTTCATTTGTAACTCATAATTTTGGCTATCATCTTTTACTTTTAAGAGCTTCTTAGCTTCTTCTAAAGGTATAATCATTTAATCACCACCTAATAAAAAGACTAGTGACTTACTACACTAGTCTTATACTGTAGAAGTACCCTCTTTTAATTTCACTGTAAGATTTGCTAAACAATCTGGTTGAACTACTTTAGTTCCATATACATATAATCCTTTCATTGCATCAGAAAAGGACTTCTCTGGTCTATATGCCTCTATTTCAGTTACTTGTCCTGCAAATGAAATAGCCATGTCAGTGCCGGCCATAATATTATATTTCCCTGCATTAACTGGTACATTATTAGACATCCTTATACTAAATCCAGATACAGAAGCCCCTTCTACTAAACCATTTTCAAGTACCTTATATTCTTTTGTAAACCTTGGATCTTTTGCGATTAACCCTAAATAGAAAGGTGGTAATATAACAAATCTTCCTGTCCTAGGAACATTCTTTTCATCAAGTTTAACCCCTAAATCAACTAAAATATCATAAGCATTAGAAACTGTTACTTCTATAGGTGTAGTATTATTACCCATTTTTATATTAGCATCTTTAACTAATCCAGCTATATATTGATCTATTACATCTTGTATAGCATAAGAAGCTCTCTCCATTCCTTTATCTACTAATTTTACGTTAGCTTGGGCTCTATCTACATCATCCACCTTAAAGTTAAAATATTTAGCCTGGTCTATAGTAAGTATAGTTTGTTCAGAACTTAATTCCTCCGGATCATCAATTTTTCCATCTTTATAATCCTTAACTGTTACATTACCCATCTTATTAATCTTAACAGTATCTCCAAAAGATTTAATTTCCCCTTCATAATCTCTATTAACTGCGTTAGCATAAACTAATTTCTTATCTAAATTAGCAAGTAACCTAGCACTCCATATTTGTGGTATAAAATTTTTAACTGACATTTAACATCTTCCTTCCTTATTCATCAAATTTTAAGTCTTTAATTGTATCCCAGCTCTTATTTATTTCATCTGGTGTCATATTCTTAAGTTGCTCCATAGTAAAGCTTTGTGGTGGATTATCTGTTCCTGGTAACTTATTAGCTATCACCTTTGGGTCTTGTTTTTCTGGTTCTTTTTTATCCTCAACCTTGAAAAATGAATTATTATTTTCCGAAAGCTCTTTAATCTTATTATCTAGATCTTTTTCAATATCAACCTCTTCAATATTTCCTAGTTTGTAAAGCATATACTCAACATCAGTACATCCTATATCTTTTAACTTACTTTTTATAGTAAACTCTTTTTCTCTTTTAGTTGATGTCTCTTTAAGCGTTGCTATTTCTTTTTCATAATTAGATACCTTATTTTGCAACTCTTCATTATCTATATTATTCTTTTTTAAATCCTTAATAGTTGAATTGGCAGTATTAATCTGTCCTTCTAAGTCCTCTTTTTGACCCTTAAGCTTATTGTATCGCTCCTCTATATTTTCTTCTGATGTTGTATATATTTTATTTTCTCTCATATCTGAAAGCATTTTGTTTATTTGTCCATCACTTAATCCTTGTGATTTTAAAAATTCATTAAATCCCATATTCCTTACCTCCTAAATACGCTTTTTACGTGGTTGCTTCACATATTAGTTATATCCTTTATTCTTTTACGCCTATAAGTAGTTATTATAAAAAGGCAAAATAAAAACATCCTATTCCTAAAAATAGAATGTTACTTTATCTTTATTATCATTGATTCATACTCATTGAAAATTTCTTCAACTGTATATTCGCCATATTTTTCCCATAAAATTTCATCATGTTCATTAACATAAATTTCACCAGTTTTAGTTGGAATGAATAATTCTTTCTCCTCATATAGATTTAATATATATATACTTTCTTTTAAAACACCTCTTAGCTCTTTAACCTTCATACTCTTCTCCTAGCATATAGTGAAAACACCCTATATCTAGAGTGCTATTCTCCTGGTTTAAACTTATTTCCACATTTTAAACAAGTTATTTCTATTTTATCTTTTCCTATAAAACCTCCAACACCACCTAATAAAATCCCCTTCTTTATATCATATCCTTTTTTATTAGCTGAGAGTTTTATTGATAAACATTTAGGGCAATATACTTCCCCCTGCTCATCTAATTCTGATTTTTTATTTTCAAATTCTGATCTTTCTTTCCTTGCTTCTTCAATCTTTTTTCTATCAATTTCCTTTTGTTTCTCTATCATTTTTCTAAAAAACCCCATATCATCACCTCTTATGTATTATATTACATAGAAGGTTAGATATTCAAGTTAGGATATAACTTGCGTTCCTTTAACTCTATTATTAGACCATTCATCATAATTCGTATATGAAATTGTTTTTTTATTCTCATTATCTCTTCTAAGTTCTGGTGATATTCCATCAACTACAACTACGGTATCACATTTGCAATGTATATCTTCACTTGCCACTCCGAATAGTCTTGGTTGGGGTGCTTTATTCCCATCAATCTCAAACTCCTCGTCAATAAGTACTGTTTGCCCATCTAACCTTTGATGTGAAGGTCTAGTTTTTTTACTTAAAGTTGATACCCATTTCTTTTTTAAATCTATGCCCAGGTTATTTGCTTCTTGGTAACTGTCTTCTCTTGCTAAACTTCTGAGTCTATTTCCCTCCGTTATGGCTATTCTTAAACTCTGTTTGTAATCAGCACCTGATATTTCACTTAACTTTTTGGCCATAACCCTATATCCTTTATCATTTATCATAGTGTCATGTAAACACGCTTTTACTCTTAGTTTTAAGTCATGTAAGTGTTTGGCATATAGTCTTTCTGATAATTTCAACCCTTCTATCGGGTATTCTATAGACTTTCTTATATAATCCTCATTCAGCATAGAAAAACTTAGATTTAAATTATAACTACTTTCTAACTCATAAAATAGTCCAAAGTAATTTTCTTCATACATTTTGAAAGCATGAGTATTTATGTATTTATTATTTGCTTTATACAGATTACTAAGAGTTTTATTTACTTGCATTTCCAAAGACTTAACCCTATTATATTGCAACCATTCAGCATAAGTTAAATCAGAATATCTAGTCATATAATCCTTTATAGAAGATTTTATTTCTCCTAAAGCATTTGTATAGTTTAGAATAAGTAGCCTTTCGACTTCATTTTCATTCTTACTCATCATGTTAAAAAGCTCTTTATAATACTTATTCATCTTCTTGAACCTCTTCTGGTGTTTTATTTATTAATTGCTCTGATAATGAATTGAAATCTACACTTTCAATTTCCTGTTTATCTAGCTTTTCCTTGACTTCTTCATAATCTAACTCTAATATTTCACATAGTAACTTAAGCACTGTATCATCATCAAGTCTTGATGCAGAAGTAAGAATATTATCTATCAATTGCCCCTTTGTTTCTGCCTCTATCTTCTCATTACTATAAACATCATTCTCATTGACCATTGTTTCTCTTACTATATTAATTTCAATATCCATGTAATTGTAAGTTGTATTATTCCTTTTATTAATATCATCTACTATGACTTTTAAGAGCTGTCTTATTAGCTTTCTAATCCTTATCTCTGTTTTATTGCATTTAAGGTCTAATAAGGCATAACGAGATTTAATAACTACATTGGTTATATTCCCATCACCTATTTGGCTACTATCAAAACCCATACCAAATTTATATATACTTTCCTTATCTAATCTTAATTTAGATTCCCTTGCTGCTATCGGGATATCTATTGTTTTTATATCTATTCCACCCGATTCATCTACACCTATAGTTTTCTTTGTTTTAAGATTAGTAGTAAGCTCGTCAAGATTATCTCCAGGATATCCCCTTACTACATATATTGCCTCCTGAAAGTCCTGTAAGTTATTAGATAAACTACAAGCCATTAGGTCATAATCATCTATTAAGGCTTTTACAGACTCTAAATCTGTTTTTTCATACTTATTATTTTGAAGTTTAAAAAATGGTATATATCCTAAGCTTCCTCCATCATAATAAGCCTTATCATCTTCAAGGATTATATGTGGTCTTGGGTTAGGATTTATACCACCATCCAACTTAAGCTCCTTACTGTTCTTATCCTGTATATAATAAGTTACGTCTTTATCTGTCCATACCTCTGCTTTAGTTATAGTTACTTCTTCATCTTGGTCCTGTATTTTAGTATCATAATACCTCACTATTGACTTTAACTTATAATGGTTCTTTTTATCATATATTGGAACAACGCTGAGTGAATCAGCTATCTGGAAGTTAATTTTATTATCTTCATCTACATAAGCATATACATACTCATATCCTTTGTTTGAAGCTCCCTCTATTGCATTTTGTAGAAGCTCCTGAAAGTCTTCGTTTATATACTCTTTTAAATGTTCTTGTAAGTTTTCATCTTCCACTAAAACCTTTACTGGGTTACTTAATAAATATTGAACCTTTTGGTCTACCAATTCCGTGTGAAACTGGTGTGGTATCTTTATGTTAGACCTATATTTATCCTCTTTAAGAATACCATTACTGTCATAATAGAAAAGCCTATAATTTAATATTTCATGCTCTCCCTTATAATACTTAAGTCCTTCTCTAGCCTTTGCTTTACTCTGTGATATTCTATCTTTATCTATTAACTTCTTAATCTCTGATAGATTCAACCTTATCACCCCCTACACTAGCCATTTGCTATTCTTCATATCATCTTCTAATGAATATCTAAGGGCATCTATTAAATGGTTATCCTTATCTATTGGTATAGGTAGTATATTCCCATTCTTATCCTCTTTGTATTTATATTTACTTATCTCATTTTTAAAGTTCTGGCATCTTGAATGTATTATAATTTCTAATCCTTGTAAAAACTTAATTCCATATTCAATACTTCCTGGTCCTTTATTAGCTGATTTAGCATTTACCTTTAATTTTTTATATTCTGCAATTGACTTAGGCTCAGCGCTATCACAAATAACTCTACTAGTTCCAGACTTTTCTTTAACCTTTGGTGCTGACTCTTCATTAAGCAGTCCAACAGCTTCTATTTCATCACATATATAAAGCTTCTTTCTTGTCTTATCATAATGTGATTTTACATAAGCAAAAGGATCATCAGCAAATCCCCAGTCAACCCCATGTCTATGATTATCAAAAGTTTTTTCTATATCACTAAAATCTTTAACTTTCCAATTCTTAAATATAACAGCTCCAAGAACTCCCCAATTGCCTAATGTATAAACTTCATAATAATATTTGTCTGTCTCATTCTCTAACGCTAATATATCGTCTTTAGTTAAGAATTTATTATCTTTATATGTGGTCTTAAGTATGCTTATATTATCTTTTTCCACATACTGCTTATCATCTTCCCAAATACTAAAATACTCTTTATATAACCAATGGTCTTTTAATATAGGGTTAAAGCTTAAAGTTAATCTTTTAGTTACCTTACTCATTCCTCTAAGTCTTTTATCTAATTGCTTTACTGCTTTGTAATCTGTTTCGGTAGCTTCTTCCACCCATATATCAGTTATTACACCATCTATAGGAGTTATAGACTTAATTTTTTCTGGATCATCTAGACCACAAAATAATATTTGCTTTTTATTTAATTTACAAGTGATTATCATGTCTGTTTTATTAACATCAAAATACCCACTCATTTTCAAATTACTAATAGCTTTTGTTATTTCATTTAAGCATGATCTTTTAATTGTACTTTGGACATTTCTCACTATTAAGTAATTCCTATTCCCCTTAAGTACATCCAAAACAGTTCTTTGAGCCAAAGAAAAAGATTTACCACTGGATGACCCTCCGTAGTAAATCTGATAACGATTATTATTATTTAATTGATGTTTCAGGTATATTGGGTTAAATACATTTGAATTAATATTAAGATTAATCGCCATATTCTTCACCATCTATTGTTATATTAACCTCATTAAATACATTCCCACTATGTTCAATATTCTGCTTATCTCTCCATTTATGTGGAGCTAAGTTCTTAAGAGCAAATATTAAAGCTGTATCAGATTGATAAAGCTTCTTAATTCTTTCCTTCTTAACTTTCTTTTTCTTTCCATCAGAAGATATATACTCTTTTTCTTCCCAATATTCATAGCCTAATGCTTTCTTATATAAGGTTTCTTCTAGTTCAAGGACTAATTCTTCCTTCCCTTTTTTAAGAGCCGTCATAAGCGACTCAAACTTCTTCTGATGCCTTTCTAATGTACGTTGACTTATACCCAGCCTTTCAGCCACTTGCTTAGTTGTATAGCCATTTCTACGCCATTTCGGTATCTCTTCTAAATACGGCTCTATTTTATCCTTATAAAACTTAATTTCTCTTTCTGTTGGGTCCTTATTATTCTCCACTTTATACTACACTCCTAATGCTTTTATATTATTTATATCTTTAACCGATAAATCCATACATTCTTTAAAACTCATTTTTCTTAAAGCTGAATGCGCAGCAGTTATCTGCATTGTAGTTGCAAAACACTCACATCTTCCCTTTTCTAGCATAACTTTATTGGGAACTGGCTTCTCTTTATCAAAATAAATATGGTTTAAGTTGTACCTATTTACTTTAAATCCATCTAAATCTCCTACACCACAACAACAAAGACCATCTCCATACTTTCTTAATCTATTCTCTGCCATGAAACATTTGATTCCTAATACATTCGCTTTCTTCTTTATCTCTAAAAAATCTTTCTTTAATATCTCCTTAGGATAACAGAAGTCAGCTCCAACTCTTTCATCAAAGCCTTTTACTTTTTTAATATGTTTCATGCCTTCCAATGTTATTCCGTATACTCCATAATCATGTAGTTTAGGCAATAATAGTGTTAATATATCCTTCTTAGCTTCTCTTATATATGGCTGTATTCTAACTATAACCTTTTTACAATTAGGTACTAATTTTCTTACCACTTCTAACCTTTCTTCAAATGTAGGAGCTCCTTTCTCTATCCTGTCATATAGTTGACTAACTAAAGAAACTTGAACAACTATATTACATTGCTTAACTAAATCTAAATACTCCCTATCAGCTATAAGCTTACCTTTTGTAGATATTACAACTGGATATTTAGTCTTAGCAAATATCTTTAAGCATTCATAACTTAATCTATGATTCTTTTCTGCAGGTTGAAATGGGTCTGACATACCTCCCCAATGTAAAGGTATATCCCAATCACACCAGTTTGTTTCCTTTGTCCTATGACCTTTTATAAACTTTATTAAAGCTTCTGTTGTTTCTCTCTTCTCAACATTGCTTATATCTGTTTTTCTTTGGACAAAACAATATTTACAATCATGTTCACAACCTTTATAAGTATCAAACCTTATAGGTAGATCGCATATCGTTATTTGACTTCCACAATTAGGCACAGGCTTTCACCTCCTGCAATATAAGAGATGTAATTTTCTCTTTACCATTTAATGATATATAATTTTTTAATATATCCTCATTCTTTTTATCAAAATTAAATGTTACTGAGAATATATCAGATTTATTTGTGACTTCATCTCTAAGATTTACAAACCCATCATCTTCTAATAGGTCTAGTATATTTTCTCTTGGATCTAATATATCCTTTAATTCTTCTTCACCAAAACCTAATATATTTAAATCTCCTTCTAGAATTTTTATAGACTTCAATTCTCCTTCTAACCTATCTAGGTCAAACTCTGTATTAAGACATAGCTTATTATGAGCTATTATATATTGCTTCTTCTGTAACTCTGTTAAATGACTTAATCTTATTACTTCTACCTCTTCATATCCTAGCTCTTTTAAGGATTCATACCTTCCATGCCCTTCTATAATAATATTATTTTCATCTATGGCTAATGGATCATTAAATCCAAATTCCTTTATAGAAGTTTTTATCTGTTCTATCTGTTCCTCAGTATGTTCTTTGGAATTATTCTCATATGGAATAATCAAATCAATATTTAGTTTTTCAATTTTCAATTCTAACACCTCTGTTTTTATCTTAAGTAAAATTAAAAAGCACCCTAACTTTTAGCTAGAATGCTTTGCGTATGAATAACCGTATAGTACATAGGAAGGTTCTCACCTCCCCTTGTTTTTTCTATGATACTATATTAACATTAAAAAAGTTACACTTGAAGCTCCTTTTTAGTATATTTTTAGTGTACTTTTTGTGTACCTTCTATATACATTCTTAACCTACTATGCTTAGTTAACATAGGAAGCATTTTTCTTAATGCTCTTTTCTCTGCCCTTTTAACTGTCACATCTCTACTATGAAGCTTATAAGTAACATCTCTCCATGTATTATTCTCATCACTTAAATACTTATACTCTATTACTTCTCTTTCAATATCCGTTAATATTCCTAAACTTTTCTCTATAACATTAATAGATATTTCTAAACTTCTTTTCTTTTGATTTAATTCCCTTATCTTATCCTCATTACTAATAACTATATTTTCATTTTGCCTATTTATCTTATTTGTAGCTCCTGTTCTCTCTCCATATGCAATAGCATGTATATAATCATTCTTTATATCTTCTATTTCTAAATCTAAAATACCTATTTCAGTTTTCCAACTCTTAACTTCATTTAGCAATAATCTTACTTGGCTTAACATCAATTACCCCTCCCAAAAAAGAGAATTAGGACACCACTTTTCTAAAGGGATGTCCATTAAACTTATAACTATATTATAACATATATGGTACTATTTATAAATATATAAACGACATTTTTCTACATATTAATATTTTATAAAAATCAAAATATAGTATGATACTTAAAATTATACACAATATACAGTGGATAACGTTATATAAAAATAATTTTACAAATTAAAGAATTTGTTTTGTCAACATAAGGAAACAGTTAAAAAACGTTAAAAATATAAGGAATAGTTGTTTATTATGCGTATATACAAAAAGAAACTCAAAATTAAAATCGCCATTTTTTTCTTTAGCGTGTATAATCAATTACATAATAAAAAAGCTCCTAATTCGCACTTAGGAGCTTATCACCATAAAGGAGGTGATTTACATGAGAAATACATTAAAAAGATTTGAGAACTTTCACCCTTTAGTAATAGTAGTTTGTACTATAATCACTACTCTATTATCACTATTAACCTTCTTATTTAAGTAATCTCTAAATATTTACCACACTTATTATCAGTAAGTGTGGTAATTTTTCGTTTAACTTATAATACATTCTATCACTAAACTATTTTTTATTCTACCCTAAATTAATATAATTTAATATAATTTAATATAATTTAATATAATGTACTATATATTAATATAATTTATTATATAGTATTATAATGTACTATACATTAATATAATTTATTATATAGTATTATAATTTATTACACATTAGAATGGAATATCTCCAGAATACTCAACTTGCGTCATATCATCATAAGGATTGCTAAATGGATTGCTCATACCTTGGTCCTGCTTCTTATTATCTAAGAATTTAACTTCCTGTGCTACAACTTCAGTTACATATCTCTTAGTTCCATCCTTGGCATCATACGACCTATTTTGAACCTTCCCACCTATAGCTACCATACTTCCTTTACTGCAATATGTAGCTATACTTTCAGCCTGTTTACCCCATATAACAACAGGTATGAAGTCAGCTTCTTTCTGCCTAGTAGATGGATTGTATTTATCTACAGCTAAATTTATATTTGTTACAGCCATTCCTGTTCCTGGTGTATATTTTAATTCTGGATCCTTTGTTATTCTTCCTATTAATATTACTTTATTCATTATTGTTCCTCCTTAATTTCTACTTTATATTCCTTGATTCTTCTACATATATTAGAATCACAAACTCCATAAATTTCAGCTATTTCTTTTATTAATAATCCTTGTTTTCTAAGCTCAATCATATCTTTTGTATCTTCTCCTTTAAGCTTTACATACTTTTTTCTTAACTTTCCTGTATCTATAAGATTATCTAACATAGCAAAAGCTCTCTCTTGAGTTGTTTTATGTTGTATCGCTATATGTAGTGCAAGTAAATTTTCAAAATACATAGACTAATCCTCCTATAACTCCCACAGAGCTGTTAACAACTCTGTGGGAATATAACACATTAAGCATTCTTTAAATTAAACATCAACTGTTTATCTGCTTTCTTAAGCATCATAAAATCTTCTTTATCAAATCCATCTAATAAATTGTGTATAGGAGATAATGTTGTTTCCCACCCATAACCTAAATTACCTATAACCTCTTTCCAACCTTTAATATCTGGCTCTATTAATTTGTCTCCGTCTATTTGTTTTAAGCAGCTATAAATATGTGCTACGATTTGTTCCTCTGATATTCTCTCCATCCAAAATTCTCGGCTCTCTATTATGAACTTATATCCTGTATACTCTGTTAATTGCACAGGAGCTTTCTTTATTTTCATAACCCAATCCGTATTCCTGTCTACCTCATCCCCTATATAGTCAATATCCTCAATAAATAGTATCTTATTTATATTTAAAACACTGAATGATGCTATCTCTTTCTTTAATTTTTCTTTAATCTTCTTTGCAATAGGTTGGTATATATCATTCTTAATCCAATGCTTAGCACCATATTTACCATTATTAAGATTAGTTATCTTTTGTATTTGTCCATTTCCATCTGAGGTTACAAACTGTAAATTGAACCCCACACAATTTATATCATCAATTAGTCTTCCAGTTTTATCATCAATAACTTTTATTTGCATTTCTTATTCTCCCTTCTAATCTTCTTTAATTCATCACAATCTATCCAACCAGTCTCACTATATTTTAATGACCTAATGAGCCATGATAGATTTAAGTCTGGGTATCTATATTCAAATAGTTTTCTCTTAAGCTTTGCTGTTTCTGTAGCCATTCCTTTTATATCTATAACTTCTAAACTCCCATCTAAGTGATATATTAGGAAATCAGCTATATAGAAAACTGGTAGAAAACTCTTTGCATTCTTTTTAAACTTAGGCTGAAGCTCATATTTAGGTTGAAGTTCAAAGTTCTCAATTTTACTTTCACTTTTAAGCTTCTTTAAATATAAGTAATATCTCGCTTCGTCCTTACTATCAAATCTAATACCATCTAGTACTACCTTTTCAGCTTTATACTTACTCAATTAAATCACCCTTCGTATCTATAATTTTAAATATCTTATCAACTCTTTTATTTATCATTATTAAAGCTATTACAATCCCTAGTAGACTTAATATTAATGCTATCTCCATACTAAGCCCCTATCCTTTTTCTACCTTTATAATTTCTTTTAAGTACCCTATCCATTCTTTCTATAGAAAAGCTTGTAGCTTCTAAATCTCTTTTTCTCTTTCTATACTTTAAAGCATTGTATGTCATTCTTGCTTTTTCTTTATTAGTCACATTAACACCTCATTATTATTTGATTACCATATGAGAATTTAAGCATAAACCTACATCTTCATATAGTGTTATTTTATCTATGAAAAATATTTAGCCTTTGTAGAAGCTCCTCCTCTAATATGCCTTTGTTCTAAATTCTCCTCTAAAACTTCTTTAACTTCATTAAATAACTGTCCATCTAGTAAGGCTAGCCTTTCTCTTAAATCCTTGTGTACCGTACTCTTAGATATCATCATCTTTCTAGCTGTTTCCCTAATGGTTGCTTTATTCTCTAAAACATATTCTGCTGATTCATATATTCTACTTCTTATATAATCTTTCATATTATTTACTCCCCTACATTTAAAGCTATTCAGATTCTAGAATCACGTTTAAATCTTTTATTAATGCTTCTACTCCACTTCTAAACTTACTTGGCTCTATTAAATGATAGGACCCTAACTTACTTGTTTCTATATACCCCATGTTTATAACTTCCCTTAAAAAGGGTGCTGTTAAATCATATTTCTGTTCAAGTTCCCTAGTAGTATAAAATTCCTTCATCTTTATTCCTCCTTGTCCCAACCTAATAACTTTCTTTCAAGAGACTCAAAATCATAGGTCCTCTGGTCAAAGTTATTAAAGTTGCTCTCTTTCTTTTGATATGTCTGTTTAATAGGCTTAATCTTTTCCAATAGAAGCCTGTCATACTGCTTTCTTAGGCTACTAGGACTTAATATATTCCTATGCCAAAACTCATGCTTCTGGCTAAATACTATTAGCTCCTTAACCTCTTCTAAATCCCTATTATCTATCCTAAGAATCTTATCAAATTCCTTTGACCATGTTTGAAAATTAGGTTTCCTTGTCTTAGGATTATTAGACTTAATATGATTAAATAAATATTCTGCTAGTCTGCATTCGTTAGAATCTGACGTATAGTTATTATCATTATTATCATTGTTTTCATTATTATCATTATTGTTTGTATTTGTTTGCGATTTGCTATCGATTTGTTCTCGATTTGTTGTCGATTTACTGTCGATTTGCTTAATCACTGAATCCATTGGTATATCTGGTGTTTTATCGGTTTGTTTTTGATACTTTTCATAATTTAAAATTCTTATTAAGGTATACTTTTCTCCAGAATACTCTATCATGTTTTCTTCCTCTAATAACTTAAGAAAATTCCTTACCTTTGTATTTCCCCATCCCCATTTTTTCATTAGTTTCTTTATAGAAGTTATACGGCATCCAACCTCTACTGTAACCAACTCATTTCCGATAAGAGCTTTACCTTCTTTATGGTTAGCTGACAAGAGAAGGTATAACCATGCTTGTAACTTAGTATATTTTTCTTCTTCTTGCCATAACCAATGGTCCTGTATACTTCTATATAAACTAACCCAACCTTTATTACCTTCTCCTGCCATCTCCCTTCCTCCTTAGTTTGATATATACTCTTTACGCACTTCTATAATCTCATTTAGAAATTTCACATCCAATATTCCCTCTTTATATAAACCTTCTAAAAGTTGCATTATATGTTTGCTTCCTAACTCTATATTAATAATGTCATTTTGATTATGAATAAACTCTATATTTTGACCTGTTACACTAATTGAATCCCATCCATCAAGTTCTATATCTAATTTCATGCAATACCTCCTACCTTTTCATTAACCATTCCATCACTTGTTGGTAATCATTTTCTTTTAATTCCTCAAACCTAGATACTTTTCTAAATTTACAAATATACTCTTCACTAATCTTCTTCTCTTTGGTTAATGTTCTCAGCTTGTTAGCTTGATCTAATGTTATAGTCTTAGGCTTGTCAGTACCAAATGTAGCTTTATTTCCATCATCATCTACATCTGAACTTATACCTAATAAACCAGATAGTTGATATCTTTTAGCATATGTTATACAACTTCCTAATTGTTGTGGGTCCATTTTCGTTGGTTTCATTCTTAAAATGTCCGTTTCTAGCCATTCACCTGTTGTATGGGTTAATCTAGTAGTAACCTCTACATACTCTCCATTACTAGAAATATTTTGTGTTAGCCAAATATCTTCTTTTGTTAAAATAGGTCTTACTACTTCCAAAATATTATCTAATGTTATATAATTACTTTTAAAGAAAGGATTATCAGCATCTGGCTTGATACCTTTTATATTTTCCTGTGCTTTAGTCATGGCAGTGGCTAAAGCCTTTATATCTTCACTTGTTTTCATATTAAATACCTCCTAATTTATCTTATAAGCATCTTGAAACATTATAGCTTTTGTTCCGTCTGCATTATCCCAATTATAGAACTTAGTTTCTACCTCAATCATATTCCCATTACTATCCTTAAAAATTTGAATTAACCTGTCCCCTAATTGGTTGTAACTCTCCATTTTATAACCCTTGTTTTTTAGTTCTTTTCTAAAATCATCTATGTTTTTATTCTCATAACTATCAAATATATGTTCTTTCATAATTACCTCCTTATATCTAGTGTCTTACCAGTTTCTTTATTAAGAAATATATAACTATCTGCTAATTTCTTAACTCTTAAATATCCATTAGGATTTACTCCATTGCTTTCTAAAAACTTTTTTTCTTCCCTAGTTAATCTCTTACCATTTTTCACTATATCCCCTCCTAAAGTAACTGTTTTATCAGCTTTCTAATTTGATATATTTCTTCATCATGTTTATTCTCAAGAGCATTCCAAAGTTCTGAGGTTAAATCTAGTAATTCCCTTGCTATTTCTTTAGTCTTGTCCTCTGTTTTCATTCACTTCTCCTCCTAACACCTTCTCAATGTTTTTATATTTTGTTCTAACTTATCTACAAGGTCCTCATGTGTAACCTTATATAGATTTCCTTTTACATCTTCTATAACAACTCCTAATGCTTCTACAAGCTCATTGTCCGTTGCTTTTAATTTTTGTTTTAGTGATTCTAACTCCCTCATCGTTTCCTCCTAAATTATGTTTATTAACATTATTAAAGCTATAACTAAAAAATTGATCTCTAATGTAGCTACAAGCATAGAATTTATTTTTTTACTTCTCTTGATTTTTATAATATTTTTTATTAACAATGCGGTAACTAGTAAGCTACAATAAATAGGGGTTAATACTACAGCCAACCTTATCAATTTACTTCTTCCTCTCTCCAATTATTTTCATTCATTTCTATTTGCCCATTTAAGATTTGTTCTCTTATGTCAATCTTTTTTAGAGATTTATTCAATCCCCTATATTTTTTAGATAACTGTTGTCTTATCTTCTGTAAATCCCCTTTATCTTTTGTACTAGATATATTCACATATAAACTCCCTGTATCCGTCTTTACTGAAAAACATTCTCTTACACCCTGCTCGTCCCTATATGAAGCCATAAGACGTTGAGTTATCCTTCTATATTCTTGTTGTATAAGTTTATTTGTATCTGGCTTTGCTATATATTTTTTTACTATTTCTATAAGTTCATCAACTGTAATATTAGGTTTATCCTCCATTATTGAGTTGATTTTTCCCTTTATCCTCTTATCCATTGCCATTTATTTCACCACCTTAATTTTTTTCATATTCTCAAAAATACTTTTCATATTCTCTAGCTTTTTTATTGATTCATCACATCTTTGAATATGTTTTTCTAAGGGCTCTGCAGGCGAATATTCTAAATAATATCCTATCCTTTTCTCATCTATTTCTATTGTCAAAACTCCATAGATAATATCTGCTATTTTGTCTGCTATCTTTTTTTCTTTATCTACTTTCCTTGCTTTTTCTGTGTATTGTTGATTTAATAATTCCTCTGCTTTGTTTTCCTTTTCTTCTTCTTTTAAAGCCTTAACTTCCTTGGTTATTTTATATGCTTTATTTACACTTATAATATTTTCTTTTGCTGCTTCTTTAATTACCTTTGGAGCTTCCTTTTCTATTGTTTCTACTTTGTGTATTGTGTCATGACTTACCCCTGCTATTTTTGCTATCTCTTCTCTGGTGTTTATAGGTTTTTCTATTAACCTTTTTTCATCATTTTTTTGCTTTATTAAAACTGACTTATCATTGACTAATTCATTGTTATTTTGAAACTCTGCTAATTCATTGCTTAGATCGTCAACATATGGCAGATTTCTGCTAGATGTTAAATCACTTCTTATCCCTTGATTTTCTTTAGCCTTCTTAGCTATACTTTCTTTAAGTTGTAATGCAAGAATTGACCTTTGGTAGCTTGATATATTTCTTCTAGCAAATTGATTTTTTATAATCCACTGCTCTACTTCTTCTTCATTTTCAAAGTCATAATCCATATTTAATATCTCAAACTTTATTTTATTTCTTGTACAAATTTCATAACGGTTATGTCCATCTATTATAATTCCATTCCAAGTTATAACCTTGTCTCTACATCCAAACATTAATATGCTTTTTTCAAGTTCTGTTTTTTCTTCTTCCATTAATGGTGGAATTAAATTCTTAAACTCTTCTCTTATTTTTAATCCACAAGTCTGAGCTTCAACTAACTTTCCTAACATACTTTTACCTCCTCAAAATATTTCTTATAATACTTCTCCTTCAAGAGTTATCCTATTTAACCATTCAATTAACATAGTCTTATTGACTAAAAACTTAGCTCCTACCTTAAAAACTGGGAACCCACTTCGTTGATTATGTGCCAATTGAAAAAGTTTGTCTTTTCCTATACCTGTAAACTTCGCACATTCTTGAATGGTTAATGTAGCTTTACTACTTTCATATCCTAACTCATCTAAACATTCTTTTAGTATGCTTTTAAATTCATCTGTTTTCATAATTACCTCTCCTAAGAAAATATTTCATTCTCTTTAACTCCAAAAGCTTTAGCAATTGCTATTCTGCTATTTTTTCTAGGGTATACTTTTCCTGCTTCCCACTGCCAATAATTCTTTTGTCCTGTGAAGCACTCTTCTGATGCTTTTTCTTGTGTCCATCCTTTCATCGTTCTTAAAACTTCAATTTTCTTATTCCATTCTAATGAGTTAAATAAATCCGACATAATACTCTCCTTTTTTACGTTTTTTATCGTAAATTTAGTTTATGGTTATATTTTACGTTATAAATTTTACTTTTACAAACGTAAAAACATGCTATTTTTACGTAAATTACGTCAAATTTCTTTACGTAATAAATTTATATTACGTATAATCACATATGCTTTTATTTACGTAGTATTCTTGACTATTTACCGTAAATTACGTATAATATGCTTATACTTTAACTTTAAATGAAAGGAGATAATAAAATGGTTCTGGATAAAAAATGCTTAGGTCATCTCATTAAGGAAGCTAGAAAATTAAAGAGTGAAAAAATTAAAAGTAAATATACTGGCCAAAATTTAGCAGATGATTTAAAGATATCTAGAAGCTATCTTGGTGATATTGAAAGTGGTAGGATTTATCCTAAATACGAATTATTAACAAGAATTGCTGAGTCTTGTGAAGTTCCCTTGTCATTCTTCAGCGAAAATAATGTTTCTAAATGCAATAAAGAAAATGAAAAGGTAAATACAAAGGAAAAAATTAATAATCTAATCAAAGATAATGGAATAGAAACTATAGCTGCACACTTTGAAGGCGAGGAATTTTCAGAGGATGACCTTGAAGATATAGAGAATTTTATAAAATACGTAGTACAAAAGAGAAAAAATAGAAATTAATCAATTTCTTTTAGTTTGGGGGTCCTTATGATAAGTTACGAAATTTTATTAAATGAAGTTAGCGAATGTGATATAGACATTTGCGAAACTAGCTTTAAGGGGGGAAGTCATGGCTTTTATTTAGAAAATACTATTTTTATAGATAAAAAAATAAGTTCTTCAACTGAAAAAAAATGTGTTTTAGCTGAAGAACTTGGACATCATCATACAACCTATGGAAATATATTAGATACTGATTGTATAAATAATATTAAACAAGAAAAATTAGCTCGTAATTGGGGATATGAAAAACTTGTCGGAGTTATTGACTTAATAAATGCTTATAATCACGGTGTAGTTGGTAAGCATAATCTAGCTGAATATTTAAATGTAACAGAATCATTTCTTGAAGAAGCTATAAATCACTATCGTGAAAAATATGGCACACACTATCAAATAGACAATTACGTAATATTTTTTGAACCTCATTTTGGTATACTAAAAAATTTTTAAAACATTAAGGAGGTACTTATGGCTACGAAAACTAATTACGAAAAAAATGGTCAAAAATATTATAGGGTAACAGCTTCCATTGGAAGGGATTCCTCTGGGAAACTTATAAGAAAAGAGTTTTATGGTAAAAGTAAGAAGGAGGCTGAACTTAAACGAGATGAGTATATAGATGGTATAAAAAATGGACTTAATTCAAATTTTAAAGATGTTACTTTAGGAAAGCTTATATATACATGGTTGTTTGAAGTTGTTAGAGTTTCTAGCAACATAAAACCATCAACATTTGAACGATATGAAGGTATATATAGAAACTATATAAAAGATAGTGAAATTTATTCTTTAAAACTAAATAACTTAAAATCTATAAATCTTCAAAGATATTATAACAACTTATACTCTATTGGTAAAAGCAGTAACGTAATAAAAAACTTAAATAAACTTCTAAAAACATTTTTTAATTATGCAGTAAATGAAGGGTATATGATTAAAAATCTATGTGCTGGAAAAAATATAGTGATTCCTGGTGAATCTACAGTTATAAAAGAAGAAATAATACCTTTTACTGATGATGAAATAAAATCTATAAAAAAGGCATTAGAAAAAAATAGATTGAAAGCTCTTATATTATTAGACTTAGGAACTGGTTTACGACGTGGTGAACTATTAGCTTTAAAATGGAGAAATGTAGATATAAATAATTGTGAATTGGTTGTAAAAGAAACCTTAAAGAGAGTCACTATAATAAACGAGGATGGATCAAGAACTGTTGAAACATTAACCCACGCTCCTAAAACAAAACATTCATATAGAAGTGTGCCTATCCCATCTAACTTAATCCCAATATTAAAAGAGCAACAAAGGATACAAAAATTAGATAAACTAAAAAGTGGAGATAGTTACATATCTAATGATTATGTGTTTACTACTGAAATTGGTAACCACATAGATGAAAGAAACTTAACTAGGTCTTATAAAAGAATACTTGAAAAGGCAGATGTTAAATATAGAAAATTTCATAATTTAAGGCACACATATGCTACTAAACTTTTTCAGAGAAATGTTCCATTAAAAACTGTTCAAGTTTTACTAGGTCATAGTGATATAAATTTAACTGCTAATATATATACTCATGTTATACCAAAAGAAAAATCTAATGCTGTTGATAAATTAAATGACCTTTTTATGTAG